TTAGGCTTTTGTAGCGGTGCTTACATGTAGAGATGAATAACTCACTGTTCTTGTTGAACATTTAAGTTTACTGGGCTCAAATTGCTGATCGCAATTTAATCCTTTAGGTAAACCACGAAAATCATAGCTCATCGCACCAGTATTTTGCTGAAACTGATTGGCTGAAGATGTTGCGTCAGCTAGACCTGTTTTTAAGAGAATGTCTTCGTAATTGATGTCAGTCATGATGGTTCTCCACTAATTGTAGTGCCTTAATCCATTCATCGGCACTATATGTTGTTATTTTATTGTTCTTTTTAGACAGAAAAACCCCGCTTTTTGCGAGGTTTAAGGACTTTTACTATGTTGATAATAGCAGCAAATAACCAAAGTCAAAGCTTTTTTGTGTAAAACTAATGCTATTTAGAGTTGATTTTTGCCTAATTTATTGATTGAACGCACTAAGAGTGGGTTTTTTGAGCATTAAAAAAACGTTGATTGTTTCAATTTTCATACAAGTCACGGTTCTACCGCAGAAAGCAGATAATAAGTCGGGTGCTGCTTTACCGCACGCTGTTGCCCAGATTAACAATTCGCTTCTCTGAAAACGCATATATAAGCAAAAGTATGTTAGTTCAGTCGGTTCAGTTGGTTCAATTTGTAAAGACGATTGTTTTCACTGATTATTTTTAAAAAAATTGAACTGACATAGGGGCGTTTTGAACCAACACTAACCCTTGATTGAACCAACATTATGATCCGCTGCTGTCGTTACCGTTTGATTGGGTACAAAAAAACCGGCTCTGTAGTCGGTTCATGTAGCGATTATCCTATTGAGCACGCTTATACTGCCAAAGAAAAAGCGCCCATTCTCCAAAATCTACTCGGTTCGCATAAAATAGATAGGAGCGGAATGTTTCGTCTGAGATGGATTTATCGCGTGTCATCGCTGCCCACATACGCAGCCCTTTAGCCAGGTAAGCCACACAATTGTTATATACCATCCCTTGCGTATTCCACGGCACATCATGGGGCTGACACTCGGTTGCTTGGTAGTCTATGTGGTCGATAAAACCATTCTTACCTAAATAAAAGAAATCCCGTCCATTAACGAGCACATCATATTTATCCTCTCTAAAACCAGACGGCTGTAGCGGCGTTACCTTAACGGGGACTCGATCCAGTCGGCATGTGACATTTTCCCGGTTGATAATATCGAGCAACTTCTTAACCACTTGATCGCCGCCCGGTGCTTGCAGGTAGCATCTTTGGCGGGGTATTGAGGCTATGCGCGCCTCTTCCTTATCACGCTTAGCTATTTCCTCCCTTTCTGCCTGCATTTTTTTGTTTCTTTCTTCCATCATGGCGTTCCATTTTTTATCTTGCTCAATTTTTTGATTGGAAATACCCGATGAACAGCCAGCAATAAAAAACGGTAGTAATACTGTCAGTAGTGCCACGTTCCATCGCATAAAGTTACCTCTCATAATCAGATGTACAGGAATGATATCGGCATTCATGGCTGAGTCTGTACTGTTTGTGTCCGCTGGTGGCATCAAACCACCAGCAGCCATTTTCCAGCATGTAACGCTCACAACGTTACTATTTGTTCCTATCATCAAAAATAGATGCGCCTGCAATTCGGCTTAAACGTCTATATTTGTCGCAATGGCGATAGGTCAAAACCTTACTATTTCCTACTATTTTTCTGCATATAGTCAGCGTCAGTCTGTAGAAAAAAGACGTGGTGATGATCGATTTTTTGTTTTACATCCCATGAGGGCAAATTGCCGTTAAAGCCAGCAATGGCGCGGATTAGGCTCAAAAGCCATGCTCAATTATGTAAAAGTAAATAAAACTATTTCGGCTTTTTTTTGACGCGGATTTGTAGCGGTTGGCCTACATCGCTTGCCAGATAAGGCATTACCCGCTTTTCGTTATCTCAATCCGTCTAACCCTGTCTAATTTCTTGGTGAAATTGCGCGGACTGGGCGGAGAAGAATTTAAGACGGGATTTTTGAGAAATTACGATGGAAGCCAATCAGTATAAGGCTTTGCTATAAGTTGGTGTATGCGAACCGTATCAAACAGTATTAAATTTAAGCCAATTTTAATAAGCACGTTCCGCATGCCCTAGCGGCATCGTGATTAGTCGTGCGATAGCCTCTTCATACGTCATGACAGCATCGTGATGGACTGATTTTAAAAAAGCACCAACGTCTATATTTGTCTCTATTTGATGTGCTGCCTTGCGGAGATTTGATAAACACCTGAATACCAACATTTGTAAACATTCTGCTCGCAGAGTTTTGTACCGCTTGAATGTTAACATTTGCATACATTCGAGAGGCGGAAGCGCGAATAGCAATAAGCGACGAGCGTATCCGCCATGTCTGAGGGCGTGTTGGTTGCCGTGCTGAAATGGTTTGATCGGAGGATTGGTACGCAAACCACGAATAGGTTTCGTTTCCTGAGGTGAATCGCCTTTCCCTTCTGCGTACTTTTCGCCATCGCCAGATTTAGCGGGGCTTTGAGTGGTACGCACGTTATTTTTTTGCGTACCACTTTTGCGTACTTGCGTACTTTTCTGCGTACCGCTTTTTTTGTTGCGTACCCAGCCCAGTTTAGCGGCCCGTTTACGTATCGCCCCCTCGGTTATACCGTCGCCATAGAGTTCTGCTATTTCACGGAGGGACAACACTTCGGCACAGTAGGCCGTTTCGATGGCCCCCCAGTCCGGTGCTGCCATGTATAATCCTTTTTTATCTACGATTAGGTTAGGGAATATGATTCAGAATTTATTGCTCAAGGCAATTAGCCACGAAAGGATGCGTCAAAAATTACATGACCTTAACTGCTACTTCTACAATCGCAAGCATGAGACTCAAATTCGTGACGAATTAGTCTTAATAATAAATAAAATCAGCAAATTAACAGCAATAAGTGAGCACCCTAAATGCATGAGGGGCGCGGTCGATTTATCAATTTATGATCCATCCATTCCAGTAGCAGAGAACGGCGGAGGTATTGCAACAATCGAACTTAAGCATCACTACCCAAAAGATTTGCTCTTATGGCCAGTTAAAAGAGACATAGCATCCGACATTTCGAGGGTGGTGGTGTCACCAACTACGCATTTTATCCACATAGTCCAGCAAAGAACGTTAGTCGACACACCTTCTTTTGGTCGAGTTAAATTCCTTGAGCGGGATGCGGATGACATCAGTTCTTATGTGAGAAACGTGGAGGAAATGAGTGCATTCCCGAGCCACTTTAAGAAAGAAGGTGTGTGTATTGAAGTACAATGCAAGCTGAGATCAAAGTACACATTTAACGTATACTCATTTGAAAAAGAAACGAATCATCAATATTGATGCATGTTGCGTCATTACGATGAGTCTACCCATGGTAATGGCAATAAAAAACCGCCCGGAGGCGGCTTACTTATCATTTATCATTATCAGGATACTGATACTGGCCCCCCAGGGAGGTAATCACACTCTCAATAGCCTGATGCACACTTTCAACCTTATCATCATCAACTTCACCGATAAATATGGCTATGTTCTGCCGTCCTTCCGTGACAGACAGCGCTTCAATGTCTAATGGCTGTAGAGCTTCTTTTAGTAAATTTTCCAGAACTGCAGCCTCTGGGTTGTTCCCGCCGAAATCTCCCATACACGCAATATTTTTAGACACTTTCTACTCCTTAGTTATGGTTACTAAATAGCTGCTCCTAATACCGCTACACTTTCGCCAGCCAGATCGACGTTAACCTTGTCGCGCTCGTCACGCGGTAAATCACCTAAATTGTGTGACATATCCCCTCCAGTGTTTCAGAGAGTATATAACAGCATTATCACAGGCACTCAGTGAATGCCTGTGATAATGCCCTGTGTGCTGTGCCTGCTCCGGTTGCCAGCCGGAGATGGCAGAGTATTCATTTTAAACACTGCTCACGGACGTATTGCCGGTTCAGTGGTTCGTGATTCTTCGATTTCCCGGATACCTGCCAATTGACGATTGACCTGTCAATCGTCGTCAGTAACGGGTCAATCCAGTAAACCGCCTGGGCGTATGTCAGTCGGCAGGCGGCGGCACCAGTACGGGCTGTGTCAGTGCCGCTGGCAGTGGTACGCATTGCGCTGGCACGTAAACGGTGCGTGTAGTCGAGCAGACCAATAGCGACATCATCAGGCACGCACTCACGACTAACTGGGTTTATCTGGATGTGTCCAGAAGATGTAAACCCGTATCCGTTTCGTTTTTGAGGATTGTGTAAACCTTCGGGTTTCGTTTTTGGCCGAACGTAAGGATTAGTGATGCTCGTGCTTTACACATCCACCAGCAAAGCCGATACATTCCGATACATCAAGCGACGAACCTTAGCAAATCTTAGCATCAGGCTGCGCGTACTTTACAGGCCAGTGGTCGGGAGCTTGATGCTCTTAATGGCTGGAATCGTACCTGATAACGTACTGATAAAACTCAATTATAGCGAATCGCGAGAATTGGATTCATGCTGATTCGCGCCCGACATCCTGCCGATAACCTATAAAAATCTACACATGAGGCGCTTTACACCTTGGAGGTGGGGCTTGACGCTATCACGGTAAGATTCACGGCAAACCTGACATTTCTGCGCACCGGCTTTACACCCAGATAAAAAGCGTCAAGACCTGCCAAGATTGCTGCCCTTCACCTGGCTGGTGGTTTATATTTTGCGGCCTTGCCGTAAGCACAATGCTGATAACCCCTGAGGACTCCAATCAGCCTCATCATCATGAATATGGAATACGGCATAGAAAAGCTCTGCCCGCAAAAAAGCGATCGCCGCACCTACACACCCTTTATCGTAGAATTCATGGCGTGCACTCTCATTCACGTACAGAGCAATCATGGATTCCTGTTCGTCGTATTCACTGCTATCAACGTCATAGCCCAATTCCTCCGCAGCAGATGCCAGGCGAGTTAAGCGATCGTCATTATTATCCTCATCAGGCTTTTCACCATCGTGCTGTCTCACCCATTCAGCGGCCTGTTTCCACGTCATTTCCATCGTGCGATGTGGCCAAGGCGAATTACTGGCATGATTTCCACCAGCGCGTTTCTGTTCGGTCGCTGCGACATCAATTTTCGCGCCAGAAAGAACCACTTCACCCTTTTTCACCCAGTCGTACACGGTCTGACGGCTTACACCGCAATGCCGTGCATATTCTGCCTTACTCATTAACATGATCATTTCCTCGCGTTCTGCTGGCTGATATCAGTAAGTGGGCAGGAAACCCCGCCCACCGTGACAGACTATCAACCAATTCCGGCCTGATTTGACTGTGTGATTATCGCTTCGTCACTGGTTGCCCGTTCAGCATGAATGCCATCGCTGGTGGCTTCAGGCTGATTTTTCAGATCGTCCAGAAAAGTACGGACAGGGTGGCTTTCATCCGAGACTCTGGTTTCTACTGGTTTAACGTTTTCTATTTTGCTCACTGTGGTTCTCCTGTATTTCCATTGCCCGGCTGTACGCCGCCGTGCGTGTGCGTCATTAAGCTCTTGCCGCCAGCGGTAACATCGTTAGTGACGTTTACAGGGCCATTCATTGTTGCCGTTCCGCCACTGTCACCCATGCCCTGAGACAGATTACCGTTAATTGTGACATTGCCGTTGAGTGTGATTACTGGCGCGTTGATGGTCATGCTACCCGTGGTTGTCGCTGTGATATCACCAGCAGCCGCAACCTCGACGAACGCCGCACCGTCATCAGTTCGTAGCTGCGCGGCACTGGTGCTAATACCGCCAATCGTTTTCGCTTGCGACTGAGGGCCAGCGATAACAAACGCATCCGATAAATCGTGCATCCTGCCGTCTACCCTTGATTGCACGTCACCAGACTGCCACCAGAAATCGATACATCGATCGGCAAAGATAACTAGGCATTCATCACCTGGCTTAACCGGAAACGTTAACGTGCAACCGCCGCCGCGTGGAAATACAACGGGAACATCTACCAGTAGGGGATAATCTAACGCCTCATCATTCTTACTCACATCATCATAGCTACGCGGATTCGTTGACCTCACACCGATTAACACGACACAGGTTACGGTTTCAGGGTCAAAGGACTGAATAACTCCCGGTATAGCCGATCGCATTTGCGACTTAATGCTGTTTGCTGTAGCTGCGAGTACCTCAGCATCATCAACCGGTCTTAAATTTGCCATACATCCCCCTTAACCTGGTATTTTCTTGCAATCAAATGACCCGATAAAGCGTGGAGAATCGACATTACCCCGAATCAATTCCACATTCAGAAACGCTTTTCCGTCCCGTTTAATAAACTCAAAGCCATACATGAAACCATCACGAGCTGGCATGAGGGTCATATCTGTTTTCATTTGTGAATAGTCCCCATGCTGCCCAAGAAAAGTGACTTTCTGAGATGTTACTGTTTCCCCATTTATCACCGTCATTCCATCACCAGTAAGCCTATATCCACCGCACTGAATAGCTGCTTGTGATAGACTCGGAACCAATAAAGCGAGTGCAAAAATACTTGTTTTCATCAAAGCCCCTTTTCTCGTGCCGCTTGGCTATAAACATCTGCCGAACCGGCTGCTTCACAAATCAAATCCATATACCACGCTTGCCCACGAGTATCCCCGTTATATGCAATGTAGCGCACGATATATACGCCATCAGTGGCTATGCTGGCGGGCTGTTCCTTCCGGGGTATTCCATCTAACTGTCGGTATCCGTTATTTTCCTGTTCACTAATACGTCCCAGCGATCGGGAAACATCCTGCTCAGAAAGTGCGGCGCGATATATTGAGGTCTGATCTAAGTTAATAAGTCCATTAAGGCGAATATTGGGGTTAATCAGGCAACGCACATTAACCCCGCCGCCAATTGTTTGCTGAGGCATCCCAATTAACCCAGTATTGGCATTTAATACGATTGCCGCACGCAATGCCGTGTCTTTGGTCAGCATATCGAGCTTGCCGTAGGCAAATTGCCACTTGGCGCCGCATTGTTCGGCAACATTATCAAGGTAGTCACGCACCATACCGTGAAACACCTTACCACGTGGGTATACTGTGGCCGGAAACACAGGAACGGCACCGCGACTGATACCATAAGGCTCCAGTGAGCGCATCAGCAACTCATAGACATCTTTCAGGGTATAACCCTTTTCCAGCGTTGTGCTGATCATCGCCATAGTAAAAGCCTCAAGAGAATCACACGCCTGAATCCTGATCCATGAATCTGTTAAATTATCCTTCCCTGTGACGGTGAATCGTATATCTCCGTGATATATCAATCCGTGGTTTAGCCCGTCATTCTGTCCCTCTTGACTGGGTTCAACGAGACGAACCTTCCCCACATCAGAGGCTTTTACATCCGGCGCCATACCGTCATAACCGGCGATGATTTTTATTCTGGAAAACTCTTTACCCATGATGCGGTTTTGGGTTTCCGGCGATAGGTTGTAGATCTTCACCGTTGCTACGCTGGGCCACTTGTTATCATTCCATTCGATGTTAAAAATTACTTTGAAGTCACTGAGGCGGATACCTTCACCTGCCTTGTCCAGTACCTGTATTTCAAAATGGCGCATCCAGTTTTTAGACATGGTTTTTTCTCCCTTCTTTAAGCGTTTGTTTGGCGCGTTCCTGCTGTTCGGCGGTGACTTCCCCCTGAGGCTTGCCGTTCAGGTCGTAACGTTGTCCACCAGCGGCCAGCGCTTTGACGTAAGCAGAACGGTGGACATACAACCCCAGCGAAAAGCGCAGCGAACCCGCGCCGGATAATTGGCGGCGTTCAATATCGGCCGCCAGCGCCTTATCGATCCCGATTGCCAGCGGGCGGGGATTTTCCAGATTGAAGGCGTCCGGCCAGAGTGAAACCAGCCGTTCGAGTTTTTTCCGGTTCTTACGGTTCTGCTTATTGCCTGTTTGTTCCGTCGCCCGTGAGGTGTCGGCTGTGACATGTCCCGGCGTAGTCGCCTTGCTCACGGTGGCGCGTTTCAGGCGCAATACCGTACGTGTGTTCTCGGTCATCGTGGCGTCCCTCAAAATGGCGCGTCATCGCTAAAATCGGGTGCGTTGTGGCTATTACCTTGTGCGCTCTGTTCGTGTGCGCGGCGCAATGCGTCAGTGGGTTGACCTGTGGCACCCTTGCGGCCTCCGGGTCGTACCGTTCTGGCGCTCACGACACTGTCGGCAATCACCTGGTAGCCGGTTTGTGCGTTACCGTGGCCGTCTGTCCACTGGGTGATTTGCAGGTTGCCCGATACGCTCACCATGTCGCCTTTCTGGTGTTTCGCCAGCGCGTCAGCCTGTTTGCCAAAGGCCGTCACCGCCAGCCAGAAAGTAGCTTCGCCGTTCTCTGCCTTCTGACAGGGCAACGGTACCGCCATACGGGTGAAACTCATGGTGTTACCGTTGCTGGTGGTGCGGCTCTGTACATCCACCACCAGACGGCCATAAGCGGAAATCTGTGCTGTCATGGTTGTTTTCCTCCCCTCAGCCATTTATCGCTGTTGGTTCAAAATGCCCCTTTGTTGGTTCAGTGTTGGTTCAACATGGAAAATATTTTCCTTAAATAACAATCATCTTTACACATTGAACCAACTGAACTGACTGAACCAACACACTTTCTACGTATGTGAATAAATCCTATTCTGGCTGGCCGTCCTCCGGGCGATACTGAAGGACGTAGACGTTTATCTGTCGCCCATCGATACGCGGAGACTTACGCTGATAGCCACGCCCGCTGGTGGGCGGGGTCAACATACCCGCGCCGCGCAGGATTTCGGCAAACTGCTTGGCGTTAAACCCTTTGGCAATTTCATCCTCAAATGCGGCGGGGAAGGTGTAGAACACCATCGGTGAGTCGTCGTGTTTTCCCCGATCACGGTATCCGGCCAAATCCCGAATAGGCAGGCTGGTGCGGTCGTAGGGCAACGGCGCGAACCGGCTTAACCCACACGCATTCAGGAACGCTTCGCACTGCTCGATAATCTGCTGGTGCTCTTTGTTGCCGGTACCGAATTCACGCACCCAGGCATTAAAGCTGTGCTGTATCGCGTCGCGGCACGTTTGCTCATCCCAGCCAGTGATAACCTTACCCAGCGATAGCGCCGCTTCCATCACGGCAAAGCGCGCGGCCACGCGGTGAACCTGTTCGCCATAATCGGCAGGAATTAACCCGCGCCAGCGCATTTCGGCGGCTCTCACGGCCTCGATAGCCTGTTGCTGGTGGTCGGCAAGGTACTTAATCCATTCGCGCCCGGCTGCGCCGTAGTGCCGCTGGTAAGCATCTTTCAGCGCATCGGCGTGCTGTTTGCCGTTACTGTGTTCATGAAAGCGCATTGCCTTGCTTAACGGGATATTCAGCAGGCGTACCAGTTGGCCGGCTTTGGTTTTTCTGCCCACGCTGGCAATGAAGGTTTCCAAATCCATTTCGCCGGTACTGATCGCCACCGTGCGCCAGCGTTTTAAATCCCGGTTGCCGCCTTCTTTGGCTCCCTGTAGCTTGCCCACGCCGTTAAACAGGGCATAGGCAGCTTGCGCCACACTCACCGGGTCAGCGCCTTGCCCGACTTCATCCAGCGGCATCAGGCCGTCATTGTGGGCGGCGGCTTCGTTCGCCAGCCCCAGCGCGGTGCCGTACCATGTCAGGCGCAATAAATCAGGATTGCCGTACAGACTGGCAGAGACATTCGCCGCGGTGGTCTTACCGGCACTGGATTGCTCATAAAAATGGATACCGAACCCGTCCGAACCAGATAGCCCAATCAGGGGAGCGGCCAGCGCCGCCGCTATACCGGTCATCATGGAATAGTTGCCGTCCACCAGCCGCGCAAGGCTGTGGCGCCAGCTATCAGCCGTGCCTTTGACGGTGTAACCCGCTGCCGCAGAGCTGCGACCGTTGAACAGTACCGGCCTGTCGGGTTGTCCGATAATTTCACCGTCCGGCATGATGTAGGCACCACACTGCCAGCCCGTCGCATGGGCAATATGCCAAATCTCATGCACCGCGCTGCGCTGGAGCCAGTCGGCCAGTATCGCCCTCAGGCTGTTTTTGGTGGTGACGTTCACACCGCCGTTTTTCAGCGTTCGCCAGCCTTCGCGCTCACCGATATCAGCCAGCGGAATAGCCTGCGTGGTATCCGCGTTCGCACCGATTGCCCGCCAGCGCAGTATCAGGTACTGGTCTTTTTCATCCCGCCCAATACCCACCACGTTCAGCGCGGAGCATAGCCAGCTTTCGTTGTTGATCACCTCGCCACTGTCTTTATCCACTTTGGGAGTCAGCCAGAAAACGCCATCGCTACGGCTTTCCACACGCGGCCTTAGCGGGTCGTCATGCTCGGGCTTATTGCCACCCGATACCGCATAGAGCGAATCGGCAAACGCCTGTGTAGCGGCGTCCAATCCGAATTGCTGGCGGTAATCATCCCAGTCAGCCTTTTCGCTGGTGGGCGGTAGCGTTACCCAGCCGTTCACCTCACGGGCGGCTTTCTCTGCCCAGTCTTTCCCCGCGTTCGGCTTACCTGCCACGATGTCGTTATCCGCCGCAAGGATGATTTGCGCGTGGGCATACTGCGTGCGCATCGCCTTTGCCACCGGCACCATGTTTCCCGCATCGATAGCCGCGATGGTCAACGCATCAGGGCGCATCAGGTGAACGCTTAACGCCGTCGCCAGCCCCTCGGCGATAATCACCGTATCGGGCTGCGCGGGAGCATTAACTGCGTGATACGCCCCGCGCTTGGCGGAATCCGTCACCAGTCGCTTAGTACCATCGGGTTTTATCGTCTGTGCGGCGGTGGTGGTACCGTTCGCGTCCTGTAACGTCAGCAGCAGGGTGCCATCAGACAGCAGCGGATACGAAAAGCCGGTTAACCCCTTTCCGGCCAGATATGCAGACTCTCCCGGCTGTGCCTGCGTGGTCAGCTTCGCCAGACGCGGGGTAAAGCGTTGGGCTTTTTCGTCAACGGAAGAAGAACGCCCGTTATTTTCCGCTGGGGGTTCACTCTGGCGGGTGGGTTGTTCCCATGTTTGGGCATCGATACCCAACACCTCCGCCACCAGTTGCGCCGCATCCATTGCGGCACACTGGCGAACGTTCATCACCAGCGCCAGCCCGTCACCGGCTTCCGGCTCACAGTGGCGGCAATGCCATGTCCCGCGCCCTTCCAGATTATCGAACTGAAAGCGATCGGTACCGCCACAGGCCGGGCAAGGGGTTAGCGTTGTTGGATGACGGGGAACCTCGATCCCCAATTGAGAAAGCACATCAGGCCAGCGTCCACCAGCAGCGGTGGATACCTTGCGGATAAAATCGATATTACGCACTATCGCGCCTCTCCTGTTTTGTTGCTGCCCATCGCTTCCGCCTTATTCAGACAGGAAATGGCTTCGATAACCTGATCCATCACGATAGCGACACGGATAGATTCACCCTCGCGGGCTTCATCGTTTGGGATGAGGTTCAGCCACATACCAAGGATCTCTTTCGATTTTTTTACGTGGTGTAACGCTTCTTCAACCTGGCATTGAATGTCATAAACCTGTCTGTTCATGCTGCCGCTCCTGTGTCCGGTGAAATCACCTGATAGCCCGCACGGGTTGCCAGCTCCAGAAAGGTATCGAGTTCGGCCACCAGCTCATCATCAAATAGTCGGCGGTCGCTGGTGGCTCTGCCGTCCTTCACGTACACCAGCACGCGCCCTGTGAAATCAGGGGTAACTTGCAGCGTGGCGGTAATGGTTGGCGTTTGATTAGGCATGATTACCCCCTTTAGAAACCTCACAGGCGTAATCATGGGCGATATCAATTAACTCAATGCCCACACTACGGTGGCGATCGGTGTTCATCAGGAACATGCCCGCATTCAACAATCCGGCAATATTGTTGATCGCATCCTCGGCATTCATCGCCATGCCTTTGAACGGGTTAGCGGCTGCGTTTTGCGCGTTATTAGTCACGGTACACCTCCGTTTTTTCCGGGGTATTACCTTCACGGCATTGGCTTTGCTTCTGTTTCTCATCCAGCAGCCATAAAGCAGGGTTGGCCGATAGATCACGGGCAAGCCCTAACGCCGTAGCCATATCGACCTCGCTTAATTGCTCGTGAGTTTGTTCCAGTAACAGCAGCAGAACGCACAACTGATCGGCCTGATGCGCTGCCTGAGACAACGTAGCGTCACGCAACATGGGATCCCTCCGCTTGTTCAGGTTCTGCCTGGCTAGTGCGGTACAGGTGATCGATACGCTCCTGCAGGACAAACAGCAGAATTTCACGCGCTTGAGGCTCATCGGTATTAACAGCGGCGTAGGCCAGTGCGCGGCATTGATCGATAATTTCTTCCAGTTCTAACGGGGTGTTATCGAACATAGCGCACCTCCTGAACGGGCAGGCGACCAGCGAAAACCATGACACAGCCAGCCGGGGATTTTTCCCGTGCTTCGTGCTCGCTAGTGGCAACAATGCGAATAATGCGGCGAGACGACATGCCCAGCGCCAGAAAGCGCCATATAAATTTTGGGTGAGTTTGGGTAGACTGTGAATCAGCCATAGCGTTACTCCTAATAACGGTGTGGTGAGAAGCCCAGTAAGTGTTCCCGCACTGCTGGGCTTCGTTATTTGTGTAACACCTGTGGATAAGGTGTTGAACACCAGCCTATTGCAAGGTGTTGAACACGTCAAGCATTTACAATCACTTTTTTCATGCCATACTGTTGAACACCTAAAACGGAGAAACGCTGATATGGCAACGAAAGCAGTCAATGGCCGGTCGCAAACTATTGCCGCCCGTGTCCCACACGAAGTAGTTAAAGAGGTTGAGGCACTAAAGGAAGAGGGTGAAACAACTGGGCAATTCGTTGTTTCAGCTTTACAGCGTGAAGTGAAATACCGGCAACGCAAGAAATCAAAAGAATAGCCAGCCAGTGAACGCATAATTGCGTCGGCGAAATGATGTGGGTGCTTTTCGTATACAGCCGGCGCATTGTTCATTAACCACGTGGAAGCATTACGCATGGTTCCCCCCCAAACGTTTTGCCATCCAGCGTTGAGACAGTCGGGTTAACTCAGCTTTGCGCTGGTGATAATCCTGCCCCAGTTCGATCAGCGTGATGTTGGTCTGTTCAAGGTAGGAAAGGTGTTCCAACTGATCCGCGCTCATGCTGTCGCGTGGCTCTCCTGCAATACCATTAACCCGCGCCCAATCCTTTGCCGTTAGGCCACCCAATACCAGGCGGGCGATCATGTTGCTCTCGGTGGTGTAGTGGTGCGGTAGCGTTTTCTTGCCCAGTTCAGAGCGGGCGATTTCCAATGCGGCACACATCGGCTTGAAGTAATTCGCAGCGGTCAATCGGGCTTTTAGCTGGCGTCTGAAACGTGCGGCCACTTCCGGCACGCTACGCTGTAGGGCTTCTTCGCACTGGATAAAGTAACGACGAACAGCGCGGCCTTTCTCGTTGCGCTCAACCATTGCCAATTCTTTTGCCATATCCAAAGTGATGGCGTAATCAACCTCAGGGCGACCAGCTCCGGTAATTTCCACCCGTTCCGGTGTTAATTGGTCAAAATCTGTTCCTTTCACAAAACCATACTGAGAAACTCGGCCATTAAACCAACTGGAAAATACACGCCCTGCGCCTAGCGCTGTGTGCAATGATTTGGCGCTAACAATATTATTTTCATGCCCACAAATTCGACCAGAAATAACAGGGACAATCGCGGCAAAGTCATTGCTGTAAATATCGCTCTGGCTGTTTTCAGGGTGAGCGAATCCCTGACCGTTAAGGTCATTATTTTTTGATTTCATAAATCAGGCTCCGTTAGCTGGCGGCGTAATCCGGGTACAGGCTAATGATATGGTTAATTTCTTGCTGGGTAAGCGGCTGGTGGCCGTTAATATCGGCATTGGTATTTACCAGTCGAATGACACGGGAAATATCATCACGCTTTGCAAACCGATAACGATAGTGACTGCCGATACCGTCCGTGTTTGGCTCGTCAATTCGCTCTAACCGAATATCAAGCAGGCGCTCTAATTCGGTGGCGTAATTCCGGCCAGAAGAAAGGCGGCAATGTAGGAGAATGTCATTCTCGGTAAAGCCGCCAGTACCGGAACGCAGCATGAAAACCCGCGCGCGATGCTTCTTAGGGACTGGCCTTATCCGCTCTGGCTGGCTATTATGTCCACCAGCAATATTAATTTGCGCAGCAGGTTTTATTTGTTCAAGTTGACGCTCGGTAGCACGGGCGTTTTTTATTTCAGTCATTTTCTGCTATCCCCTCGACGCTCTGCCAGCCAGCGATTGATCTCTACCGCATCAAATGCGGTCACGTTATCGGTGAGTTTCACCGGGCGCGGCAATGTGCCGTTTTTCACCCAGCGATCAATGGTTGGCATGGATACACCCAACAATTCCGGCATGCGGAAACGTCGAATGTATCCAGTGGTTGGGATAGCGGATGGTGCTGCTTGTTGGGCTGTCATATGTCACGTAACTCCTGTGATAGCTGGTGTTACGTTCATTAAACAAAAATCTATCTGCGTATTGTGTGAGTTTCAAAAAATCACGGTGAGGTTTGAAAATCTCACTTGCTTGGAAACTTCTCTCTCCATTTTGCCCATGTATTTTTGTCGGGCGGCGTAAAGATCAATCCCTTACTTGCAGCCAGTGTTGACAATATTTTATTTAATTCGCTAGGTGATGAGTTAATTATTTTATCATCACTAATATCAAGCATTTTTAGTAATGAATATATAAAAGAAAATTGATGAACTGTTAAACTACCAGCTTTTATAATGTTTATTGGGTTTTCTGTTTTTTCTACTTCACCCGAGACATAACTAGGAAGAGATTTCCCAATGCCATCATAAATTAGCTCTATTTGTTTTTTTGTTAAATACAGGTCACTAGTCGTCAGGGTTACTATGGGTTTTAGTTCCTTTTGATCTAATAAACCATTGGGATACAAATACTCAGTAATTGGTGAGGCATAGAGAGCATCTGAATTTATATCATCATAGCTAAATGGCTCATCAGCCTCCTTTAAGGAGAAATCAAGAGGGCTTAAACTCATTCCGTCAGGAGATGTGATTTTACTGAAAAAATGAGCGTCTGATAGCGCTAGTAATTTAAGTGACCACAACCCATATAACAGTATGCATGGTTTTTTTAATCCGGGACTATTGCTGTATTCATAAGTATAAACAGGCTTCTCATCGGTATAGATTTTACTATTTATTTCTATATAGGGAGAAAATAAGCTAAGGGAGCTATTAACCTGATATTTATTAAGCAGAGGGTGGTTGTTGAATCCATTCTCCCACACATCAGGTTCTCTAAGTTTTAATGGGCTAGTTATTGATGCTTTAAATCCTTCAAGTTTAATACATAATTCTATAGCTCCGATTTCTGCAAAATGGAGTATGTCTTCTATCCTGCATCCAAGAAGGTCAGTTGCTCGTAAAATTGAGCAATATTCAAGAGCTGGTATTTTATTATCATCCCATATGTTTCTATTAGTAACTTTCGCCATCACGCTACCTTTTGCGTTATGCCTTGTTGTTGATTGAGCCAGGCGGTAAGGCTTCCCGCTTTTCACCCCGTCGAGTTAGGCTCAATCTGTTCGGTTAATTTGCCTTTCTGATCGGCGTCACGTTGTAATCTTCGCCATGTTCCAGAGCCACCAGCAGGTTAGCCCACAGAGTTAATGCCGCCTTACGTTCGTCGAAATACTGGTAACGGTTATAAATCCCCTCAACGCCTTTTATCCGGTGATTCAGGCAGCGTTCAGCCACCACGGGATCAATACCTAACGCGGCCAAATGAGTGCGAGCTGTACGCCGGAAATCGTGAATAGTGAAGTTAGGTACGTCAGACATTACCGCCCGTACTTTCACCAGAGCGACGGGTAGAGTGCTTTCCTGAATGTGCGGGATCATGCGGTTTTGCATCTTTCTGGCCGGAAGAACCCATGCGCTGTTGCATGAAAACGAATGAAGCTCTCTCAACCATTCCAGCGCTGGTGGAGGAAGCGGAATATCTATCGGATCGCCGTTTTTGCTGCGTTCTTCTGGTAGATGCCAGATGGCAGCATCTAAATCGAATTCTTCCCAACGTGCTGCGCACAGCTCCATTTTGCGCACGCACAGTGTTAGCAATAATTTAAAGGTAAGCTCATTCTGGCGACTGAATCCCTTTGCTTTCCGCATAGCCTGAAACAGTTGGATAAGCTCATCGCGGGTGAGCCATCGCTCACGAGCTACCTCTTTGCCGCCTGCGTCTGATACTTCAAAGGCTGAACACGGGTTTATTTCTAAAGCGTGCCGTTTAATCCCATAGTCGAATATGCGACGTGTCCAGCGCAGAACGTCCGTTGCTATGGTTGGCGCTCCGCGATCGACAATGCCTTTTAGCATGTCATCAATATGGCGCGGTTTAACGTCCTCGACCTTCATGTGACCAATGCAAGGGTTTATGTCCTTGTCGATACGGCGGCGTAATATGTCGGGATGCTTCCATCTGGGCAGAATCTGACGCTCAAAGTATTCAGCGGCCAGCGCTGACACTTTCATCGCGTGTTTCTCCTGTTCCATCTTCTCCAGCGCTTCGGATTTGCGTTCTTGCTTCTCTCCGGCCACGTCATAACCCAGAGCAACACGGGCAGAAAGTTCTTTGGTTGTCTCCCGTGCTTTTGATAGCGATAGCTCAGCATAGGAGCCGATCAT